GCCAGATACCAGGTGACAAGCCAAACACTAAGGGCAATGGAAAACCGCAGGGAAATCCCGGAGCGTTGCCGTGGTCGCTGGTTGCGCGTGGAAGTATTGTCTTGGGAGTCTGCACGGAATATGCACGGAAAACAGCACAAACCCGCATGAATAGGGCCTTTCACTGGCCCTTTTCGGGCCGGTGGTTTCATTGTTAAATAGCTTTCTATAGCTACAACGCAACGATTCAGCCGGGAAACATCGCCATAATCGTGTAATCCGTGAATCAAACTTCCGGAATCTGCACGGATTTTAGAGGTCAATATGGCGACTCCAACCAAAACCAATGAGGGTACTTGGCGCATCATCATCACTGTGAAAGGTGAGCGTGATTCAGCCACTTTCCCAACAAAGCGCGAAGCACAATCATGGGCCGAGACTCGCGCAAATGAGATGCGAGCTGTCGGAAGTGGCCGCATTTCAGAGTATGTCACGACACACCAAGCATTCAGCCGCTACCTGGACGAAGAAACCCCCAAGCACCGAGGCTCTGAACGCGAGCACGGCCGGGTGCTGGCAATCAAGGCGCAGTTCCCAGACATACCGCTTTCCAAGGTTACGCACGGCCACATCATCGCATGGCGTGACGCACGGCTGGCAACAGTCAAACCCGCTACTGCGCTGCGGGAGTTGAAGATTGTCAATTTGATGTTCAAGCGGTGTTGCTCAATCGAGTGGAGCTACATCACAAAAAACCCATGTGACGGGGTTGACCGGCCGAAAAGCTCTGCCAGCAGGACAAGGACGATTTCCGGGGTGGAAGTGCGCGGCGTGTTGCGGGAGCTTGGCTACCCAAGCCGGGATCCTGGGCGCAATGCAGTGGCGTGGGCGCTGCTGTTCGCGTTGTCAACAGGAATGCGCCAGGGCGAGATATTGGGCCTGCAATGGGCGCACGTTTACCCTTTGCACGTACACCTGCCAAAGACCAAGAACAGCGAAACAAGGGATGTTCCGCTATCACCCGTAGCGCGTAAGATTCTGGCAAGAATGCACGGATTACACGAAGCCAGTGTTTTTGATCTATCCGCCTCGAAAACGTCAGCAGAGTATGCCAAGGCCAGAACCCGCGCCGGGTTATCAGGCTTCACGTTTCACGATGCAAGGCACACCGCTGCCACTCGCATCGGAATGAGTGGGCGACTTACATTGCAACAAATGTGCGCGGTGTTTGGCTGGAAAGACCCGAAGATGGCAATGATCTACTTCAACCCGAAGGCATCCGACATTGCCAATCTGCTGTGATTACTTCGCCGGTGCGCTGTTAGCCAGTAGTTGATTCTTGTTCGCACTGCTGTAAGTGGTGCTGACGTAGAACGCAACACAAGCACCCCACACCGCCGACAGTTGCCCAACCATTACCAGGACAATCTCGTTGGCTTTCAAGTCAGGCATCAGTAAGAGTGCCGTCAGAACGCCAAAGAATCCAATTGTTACCATGATGGTAATGACCGCTGGCATCTTGGATTGCGTAGCGATCTGCATCTTCCGTGCGCTGTCACGGTCCCCAGCTTCAAGACGCATCACATCAATCTTGTTTGTCTCGGTGAATTTCTTAAAGTCCAGCTCGGCAAGTTTGATGCTGGCGATCTGCTCAGGTGACATTTTCCCGCTGTTCAGCACCTCAGTAACCGCTTCGACGGTCTTGGATTCAATGCCTAGTTTGTCAGCCAAGAACGCAGCCGCAGCACCGCCCAACGGCCCACCAAGTGCAGTGCCCAAAAGTGGGGCAAGTGTTTTGAGCCAATCGTTCATACGTTCACATCTCCGCGTTGGTACGCTGCAATTGAATAGCCAGCCGTGTCCTGCATGTGCGGACGGTCCACAAAGCGCGTCCAGCGACCGCCCCACTCCAGCCCACACGCCTCACCGATGGCACCGCAGCGTTCCCAGAGAGCGCTGTCGTTCCAGATGGCTTTACCGTTGACAACAGGCACGAAATCAAACGCCACTCGCCAGTTGTGGAATGACCCGCCGCCGGGTACGTTCGTGACCTTCTTACCGGGGGCGGTTCTCCCCTGCGCGTACAGGGAGTTCTGAGACTCGTCATCCCTGAAGGTGCTGGTGAAGATGATGTCGATACCCTCGTTGGCGCATCGGACTTGGAAATCCAGCGCCTTGGCCGATGTGCGGGGGTTGAGGGCGTTGATGTAGCGGGAGTTAATCATTTCAAGTCCTTCCAAACGTTTTCCCACCAGTGAAGCCAGACCGTTAGCGCCATCATTTCAGCCCCACTTTCGCCGCGACAAACATGGCAACGACCAGCACTATCGCCAGAACTGCTTTGTCAATCCATGCGCTGGTTCTCTTGCTGTCCACGCTCGCAAGCTCCAACGCCGACAGCTTCGTGCGAACAAAAGTAACCTCGTCCTCCACACGCTTGATGGCATTGAACGCCCTCTCCTGCGCTTGATTCGCAGATACCTGGCGTTCTTCCATGACTGCCAGTTTGGTCACGGCCTCGGCCATCTTTCGCATATCGCCCTTCAAATCATCAAACGATGACTCAAAGCTCTCAAGTCGTGCGGCGACACGCGCCATGCTGCTATCTGGCATGCGTCTGTCCGGCGGGATAAATTCGGCGCTCATACGTGCCGCCCGTTGGGTGCCCAGAAATTGAGATAGCGAATCACCACGCGGCACAGCTTACCCACCAGATCACCCCGGTATCGAAGCCGCAGCAGGCAGGTGCTGAAAGTCCACTCGCCTTTACGCGGCCAGCCGCAAATTAAGGCAAGCTCACTGTGCGTAGCGATTACGTAGATCGCAAGCGTGAACAGCGTCACAGGGGCAAGCAGGCGCCACAAGCCTCCGCGCTCATATTGCACTGCAATCGGATACAGGATGATCAGAAGAAGCGTCACAGCTGGCTCCGTAGTGCCGCAGCTTGTGCCTCAACAGCAGCCACTACAGATACCCCGCGTACTTGCGACAAGTCAACCGGCTGACCTAGCTTGAGAGCTTCGACGGTCAGGAGGATAAAGTCACGGATATTACGTTGGGTGAGCGCGTAGTCAGAGTCCAGCTTCGCCAGTTCTTCCTTTGGTCCCGTGGTGATGGTCGGCTCATCATCTTCAATCAAGTAACTCTGACCAGGCTCATACCAATCCTCATTAGGACCGAAGGAAACTACTCTGTTCTGCGCGTCACGCACTACTTTGAAACTCATGGTAAATACTCCCTAACTGTGATGCGTGATGCCATAAGGCTCCCCATGCGTCTAGCTCCACTAATTCCATTAAAGGTGATTGTTGCACCAACATCAGGACCAGACCTCACTTTGAAAGTGGTTGCAGAGGTTGTCCCTGCAACCATGTAATGGATAAGAACCACTGGGTAGATTTGCGATGTGTTGGAGCTATGTTGGATTGCAGATAAAGCCCCAACCGCGGCGTCTTGAAACAGTGCGGTGGATATACCCACGGAAGCAGATGATGATAGAGATAACTCCACAATAATCTCTAGGGTAGAGGCTGTATTAGTTGGTGTTATCGCTAGTGAGATGTACTGATCCCCCTCTGTGTTTTGAGGAATGGTATCGTCGTACGGTAGAATAGTTGTGCCTGTAGCCACTGCGCCAGTCTGAAACGTCTGAACCTGTGCTAGTTGTCTGGTTGCAATTGCATATCCAGTACCGCCTTTTGATTGCGGTATGACACCATTTGAGACATAGCTCAACAATTCAATAGTGTTGGCAGCAGTGGCACGCAAGATGCAGGTATCGCCTGCCGCCGTAGTGATGTTCGCTCCAGTCTGCGTGACGATGCTGGCGTTGTTCGTAAGTGTTAGTGCAGCATTGAAGCGCACAAAATACAACTGCCCAATGGCTACCGTCACGCCTGTGATCGCAGTCGTTCCCGTAATATTGATGTTGCGCGTGTTTGGCGCACTGGTTGTCAGGTTGAGCGTTGTCGCGCTGGCTACATCAATGCGGGTGGAGTTCAGATAGTCCACACCGCCACCGCCTGCCGCCCGGTTGAACGCTAGAACATTCCAGCCATTCAGCTCAATGTTTGGCACTGCAATGCATGAATCTCCTGAGCCAGTGGTGATGCTTGCAGCGCCTGGAAGGTTGAGCGTGGTCGCGTTGTGCGTCAAAACAAGCGCACCAGTGAAGCGCAAGTAACGCGGCCCGTTGTAGGTAGAGCCTAGCCCGGTGATCGTGTTCGTACCGCTGATTTCTACGAATTGCGAGTTCTGCCCGCCAATATCGGTAGTGGTTGCGCTTGCAATCGTTACAGGGTTGGAGAACCCCTTTCCATCGCGTAAAGTGGCGATAAATCCACCGTGTGCGCGTTGCGTGTCGTCAAGCGTTGCGGGTGAGTCGCTACCTTGCGGATAGTTGGACGCTGCCGTTTGTGACAGCTCAGTTATTAGGGTCGGAATTGGCACTTAGGCTCCTTGCTGCGCATCACTGCGTTTTGTCAATTGTAAAAAGCGGTAAAGGGTGCTATGGTTGCTGGATGGAATTTCTAGAATATATGCTTGCTAAGTTGGCGGTGCTTGCGGTGCTGGCATTCATCTATGGATTGCTTATCGGTCTAGCAAAGAAGAAGTAGATGGCGCTGATCTAGCTAAGAACATTTGCATTTCAGGATCAGACAACAACCCGCCGATTGGCGACATTCTCCAAATCGTTGGTGCAGATTGGTTTGCTAAAGCCTTCTGCGTCCCCTCTCGAAACATCAATGACCGAGACATAGGCCCCGCAGCAAAGGGAAGCGCAGCCGCAGCCAAACCCATAGGGCCAGCCGCAGCCAACCCACCACCACCCGCAAGCATGGATGCCATAGAGCGTAGATTGTGAGCCGCAGGACTGCCCATCTGTTGCGGTGCTTGTGCAATGCTTGGGAATCCGCTGGCAAACCTGCCAACAGTATCCAATCCGTCCGACAATGGTTTCCCCTTGTCAAACATCCGTCCGATTACCTTGGCATTTACCGTGCCTGTAGCGTCATTCAGCGCACGTTCCACTGTGTAGGTTTTTGCAATCTGCTTACGGGCATCCCGCAGTGCCGGGATAAGCGAATCCTTACCGGCACCCTTTGCATGGCTTTCAAGGCGTAGCTCTAACATTTCAGCCGTGTCTCTGAAGTCCTTAGCCTTTGCCAAATCCGTAGGACTCGCCGAGCGGTTGTAAGCATTGAACCAGCCTTGCGCCTCGTTTCTCGCCTTCTTTAGTGCTTCAAGATCATATTCAGCAGCGGGTGATAGTTCGCCAACTTGCTTGTAGGTTCCACCCTCTACCTTGCGGATTTGCTCTAGTGCGCTCTTTGTCAACGGAGAGTCATCCGCTAACCCGAGCGACTGGCGAACCAGCTTTTCAGTTACATCTTGATTTCGCACCGATGCAATTTGTGATGTTGCCTGTTTTCCAGAAAAGGATTCAATGATCGCGTTTTTCGTGGATGGGTTCACCATATTCGGTGGGACAACGTAGCCAACGCCAACCGCTTCATTTAGCGTTGCTCGCATGGGTGCGCCCCGGTTGAACTTGGCAATGTTTTCTGCGCGTGTAGCTGCCGCCTTCTCGCCAATGCTTCTACCAATGTTTCCAGCCGCACCGATAACGCCGGGAGCTGCGGCGCCGATCAAAGCACCAGTTCCAGCATCTTCAGGATTGATTAGACCAGCAGACAATGCGCCGTTGATTGCGCCACCAGCCGCCCTAGTCGCCATCCCTGCACCGTTTGCACTCATGCCGCCAGTGCTAATAGCCTCTATCACGCCTGGAGCGGCAGTTGCTAACCCAGGGGTAAATCTGCCAATCACGTTAGCGGCAGCACCACCAAGGCCAAGAGTGCCAAGCACTTCCGTTCCTATTTTGCCGCCTTTAAAGGTTAGTGAATCAGTGTCAACGCCAGCCGTTTTCAAAGCACCATCCATCGCGTTTCTGCGCTCTGGATTGCCGAATGATTTGGTATTTCCTGCGATCAAATCGTATGGAGTTAGCAGTGTTGTTCCGATTGAACCAGCGCCACGCAAAACAGCGCCAGCAGCGTTTTGAAGAAAACCACCACGGTCATTTATGCCGGGCGATCCTTTTGGCTTGTCATCGTACTGGTCAAATGGGTTACCACTTGGCGCGTCGAACTTGTCAAACTCGTTAGCCATTTATTTCCCCAATACTTTATCTGCGGCACCCTGACCGTACTTTGCATCGAATGCATTTCGTAATTTCGGGTTCATTTTTAAATGATTGGCGGCTCCTTGAGGTATCGATATTGCCTGGTCTGCTGGCTCTTTTGGGTTTGGCCTTGGTTGCCCTGAAACCCGAGACCGCGCAGACTCCATCTCATCCGTGATTCTTGCGATTGAATCCCTGAATGCTTTTTCACCCATGTTCGGATTGAGTGCACCAACGGCAGCGGTCAGCTTCTTACCCTCCGCATCAGACAGAGCGCCCATTCCCTTCAATTGAGACACCATAGGGATGAATGCTTGCGATTGGAATGTGTCTAGTTCTGCCTTGAAGTTTGCAGATTCAGAACCCGGAATAGTGGGGAATGCGCCAACCATACCGACAGAGCGCGATAGACCATCATGCTTACCAAGTCGCTCAAGCGTGCCAAGCATTGTGTCAAAACTTGCTATCTGACCGCCCTTAGTCAAATCTTCCACTTTCTTTTTCTCACCACGATTTATGTCGTTCAAGTCACGCGCACGGCCATCAGTCATATCCTGCCCGCGCAATGTGGCTGCGTTATTTGCCCACCCAAGCGCATTAGACGCACGACTGTCGGGACTTTGCTCCATCTTGAATGTTGACAACGGCTGACGGGTGAATGGGTCAAGCAGCATCTTGTTTGCGCCCGTAGACACCTCAATCGGCGCTTTGTATTGCTCCATACCTTGCCCAACAGGACGGCCAAAATTATCCATTTGCTGCTCAACTTCGCGCCCGTTGACCATGCCCTTAACTGTGCGCTCTACTTTATTCAACCCGATATTGCGCAACCCGTCTAATTTGGAAATCTCGTCGGGCGTATAACCTGCTTGCAATGCGGCTTGAACATCTAACGATGATGGAGTGGCTGCGCGACCAGGTGATGCCAATATCCCCGCATCAGGCATAGCCATCAAGGGAGCAAGTGCAGGAGACCCGCCCGTAAACAGGCCCGGCAATGCAGCTTGCTTGCGCTTTTCTGATTCAGTCGCAAGATTGCGCGTGTCAATCTCAGACTGGTAGTTATCCATCTGGGCTTGGCGGTATTTCTTCATCTGCTCCGCTTCGCCCTGCTGCGCCTGCCGGTCTTGTGCGTTGCCGTAGCCCATCACACCCGCCATGCCAGCACGACCCAAGTTATTCCACGGTGTGCCATTTCTAGCGCCAGCCAACCCGCCAAAGGTTGCAGACAGCAAGCCTTGTCCCTCTGGTGTCTTGATAAAGTCTAGTAACCCGCCCATATCTGCCATGATTAACCCCAATTTGTTCGACGTTGCTGACCCGTTGGAATCAGCCCTTGCTGATACAACTGCGCCAATGTTTGAGCGCCCTGCCCGTTGCCTTGGTCTGGTGCGTGTGATTGCACGGGTTGACCATCAGCGCCAAGCAAGCCGCGCACCTGATTAGCTGAACTAGCCGCCTCACCCACGGGCTTGACGTAGCTCAGTAGACCGCCGCTAGACCCGGCTGCACTTGTACCTGCACCGCTAGAGCCAGCCATTGCGCTGTCGAATGCCGCATTGCTTGCTGCACCGCTGTAACCCGCGCCCGCTGCACTAGTGGACGCTCCGGTAGTTGCGCCAGCGCCTGCCGATGTGCCAGCGCCTGCACTACCCGCGCCACCCATCGCACCGCCAGCCGCTGCACCACCGAACATCATGCCAACTAGTCCCGCAATATTGGCAATCGTCTTTGCATTGCCGCTGCCGTCTTGCCCTAGACGGTTGCCGCGTTCGTTCGTGGCTTCCGTGTAAGTGACTGGACGGCCTTTGGCTAGACTTTCCTCCAATGGCCCATGCTGTGCGGCATCATTCAAAGCGCCGAGCGTGGTGTTATTGCCCATCCCGGTAGCTTTCAGGAGGCCATCATTGATGAACGTCAGCCCACCAGAACCCAAGTGTTTAGGCGAGAACATTTCAGAAAAGAAGCCGGACATTATTTACCCCCCCCGCCTGTAGGTGTAGTGGTGGACGTTCCAGTTGATCCAGACGAACCAAGCAATCCAGAGTAAGCCGCCATTTGCTTGTATGGAAGGTTTTGCTGCTCTTGGAACTGGTTGAACTGAAAGTCTTTGTTTTGCTGCGATTGATCTTGCACTTGACCGCCTGCTTTCATTAGCTGCGCAGCATCGTTGTACGACTGATTGCCGTAGGACTGCGCCATGCCCAGCGCTTGCATCTGGTTGGCTTTGTCGCTCGCATACGCACCGCCATACATATCTGTGGCGATCTTGCCCATTTGCTGCGCACCCTGCTCTGCAATGCCTGAATTACCAAATGAGCCTGACCTAGCTTGCAATGCGCCCATGTTGCCCATTACAGATCCTTGCGCCTTGCTGACCATCGAATCAAGGTAGGGGTTAGTCTGGCCGCCTTGCAGGGTTTGCTGCAACGTAGACTGCGCCTGATTCATCGTCGCATCGCCGCCAATTGCACGGTCTTGGATCATGCCAAGGCCAGCCTGCTGCGTGTCGTTCAGGCCTGCGTAGCGTTCGCCCGTGTAAGGTGTGAACCCTGACTGCTGAATACCGCCTGCCGCCTGAGTTGCGTAATTGATTAAAGGATCAAACCGCGCATCTATTGAGTTGGTAGTTGTTGAACCACCGCCACCACCATCACCTTTAAACAGCAAGCGAATGCCATCCTCTTTATATCCAGAATGTTTGTTTTTAATAATCACAGCAAAACCTCCAATGTTTCGTATACGGGCTGAAAACCCAACTTCATGCGATAGAGCCTTGCTTGTGCAGCTTTTGCAGAGCATCTAATCCGAGAGCACCCAAGGCTTTGCGCTACGTCTTTTAATTTGCCAAAAAACTGCTCAAAGTGCGCCCCATGCGCAACCATTTCACAAGCATGTAAAACTCGCATATTTGGCAATTGGCTAACCATCACCACACCCCACCCGACCGTCTTACCCTCGATTGTCATTTCTAGTAAAGTGCGCTCCCCACGCGAGAGCATCATCTTCAATTGCGACCCTGTGATCTCACCGCCAGATGTGTCGCAAGCCTCATGCAAGCATGACGCGCCTCTTGCATAGGCTAGATCAATGTGCGACTGCGGGACGGGTATGAGTTGCATCAGTTGCCTGTAGGGTTTCGACACTGCACCCATGTGCCGGGCGTACCACTGGAAACGCAAAGCCAACCCGCTACAACATATTTCGACAAAGCGGCTCCAGCTTCTACCGGCGTCCTGTTTTTCACAAAATCACCCTGCGTCCATGCGCCTGAAGATGGGACTGCAACCAATGCCGTATAGGATGCACTCATAAGGCCCTCAGACAGCGCGTTGACCTGTTGGGCCACTTGTCTGTACCAAAGGTCGGTCTCAGCGTCTACGGGCTTTCTGGGGGTTTTATTGAGTTTCATGCTGCCGCCCCAACAAGCCTAACTTTGGCTTCAAGGTATGAGTTATGTGCATCAAGTGGACTATCAAATGAGCCGCAGTGATGCTTCACACCGTCAACCACAAGTCTGGACACCCATTTATCCCTGTTCCTGAAAACACCAAGAAGGCCAGAGGCTTTGTTCTTCTTACTGGCCCCTTTTAGGTTCAGCATATTTGCGCTTTGGCTCACATCACGGAGATTCTCAAATTTGTTGTTGAGATGATCCCCGTCAATGTGATCTATGTACTCTTTAGGCCAACTTCCAGTCATGTACGCCCATGCTGCACGGTGCGCGTATAGCGAAACGCCATCAACTTTTATCACTCTGTAGTTTGGAGAGTCGCTTTTGAAGCCTCTGCTTTTCCTAGACGGACTTCTATGAGAAAACATTCCTGTTTTTTCATCGTAGGAATAAACCTCTTTCAGTCGTTCTACAGTGATTTTGTTTACTAATGTCATACTGTCCCCTCAGCCTTGAGCGTGTAGCCCACCGCGAGAATCCTATGGTCGCCCGTGAAGTTGAACGACACACGATGCCAACGACTTGAGTCAAGTACATCAAACCGACCGTCATTCATAGATGATGTGGATGCCGGTGTAAGTGATTCGCCCAATTCCATCTTGGTGTATGTCTGTGTAGTAGCTGACTGTGGCTTGTAACCCGGTGCAAATCGCAGGCGAATAGCAGACAGCAGCGACACTACATCGTCATCTCCGGTGTCTCCCGTTGTCATGGAGGATGTTGCACTTGGGCCGGTGATGGATTGAAGCTGGTGCGAGTTATTGAAAGCCGCCAAAGAGCGACCACCGACAAGCCAGTATTGAGAGTCAAAGGAAAACGATGCGAGTCCGTCAATTGTCGAAGATAGTGCAGTCAGTCCATCAATTGTTGTGCCTGCTGAGACATAGTTCAGCGTTGCCTCAACCGAAATGTCAACCGCACCCCATATCTTCGTTTTCATGTGATAGACCAGCGCCTTGTCTGGTACGCTGGACGCTGCAGAGCAGTAGAACACCCACACAACATTGTTCTGCCGGTCACACACGCATTGCGTTTTGTAGCGGTAGTTAGGGCTGGAGTTGTTGTAGAACCATCGGCGTAACAGTTCATCACCTACGGGAACCGGGCGCGATCCGTCGAACAGCCAAAAGCTATCCTGCCCCACGATGAAATGAGCGCCACCAATATCAGCCCATGCATCTTGCCCGATACATCCCGCATCGCCACCAGGTACTTGCGCCCAATCCCACACGGAAGGTGCGCCGACAAATTGACCGATGAAAATGGACTTTTCTTTGTAGCCGACTGCGTATTCACCCAATCTACCCCCTGCAGTAAATGCACCAGGCTGCGACACAACCCGGCCCGACGCGCAGAGCGTGGTGAGTGATTCTGCCCAATCGGTTTCGTCGTAGGTTGCGCAGCAGTGCCATCCGTCAGGCTTCACTGATCCATCATTGGTGTTGAGCGCCATGATTTGCGTGCCAACACTGAATATGACCTTGGCCTTGGGAGCGCCTGCAATGTCGGTGAACCCTGCACCGCTGCTGCGCTGGATGGTGTCGGTGGTGTTGGATGCTAATGTGGCATTGCCAAACTGCGCAATCGACCACCTCGCATCAGCACCGCCTGTGTAGGCTCCACCGGAGTCAACCCACGCACCGCCCGACAACTCATAGAGCTTCGTGGATGTGCCAGCGAACACACGGCGCGAATCATCCAGCTTAGTGACTACCGCAGCACCACGGCACTCCGCCGCAAGCGCAGGAACACCCGAAGGGGTTGATCCGGTAGGAGCGCCCCGCATCCCCTGCTCCCAAGGTATCAGGTTGGTGACTGACGTTAATGCACCCGGTATCGTTGGATCGGCATCTGGCGCAAAACCAATCAGCTTATCCACGGCGCACCTTGATCTGCATGGAGCCGGTTGCAGGTTGTCCACGGCGTTCAGAGAATCGTTTTACCGAGTCAATAGACAACGCCACATTGCCGGTCAGCTTTACCACCTCTGCATCGTTGCGGGTGTACTTAGCACCCTGCAAGCAGGAAGCATCCAGGTACAACTCTGGCGCATTCTCAAGTAACCAATTGGTTGCCACCAAGCCTGACAGGTTTTGAATCGCAGGTATGTAATACAGCGTGTAAGCCTGACCATCAGACGCACCCCAAATGCGCAGCTTGTTGTTCTCTAGCGAGTAGAACGAGGGCGCACCGCTTGTTGATGTTGGCGCATCAGCCAGGGCAATGTAATCAAGCGAGCGAGCAACACCGCCGTAAGTAACGGACACGCGAGAGACAGAGCCAAAATCAGTCGGAAGGGTTGCATATCCTGCGGTAG